GAAAAGTAGCTGAAAGCATTACTGAATATAAAGCAAGTTCTGGAAATTTGACTGGAAAGATATATTCAAGCGGAAAGGTAATTGGATTAGACCATTTTAAATTAAGTCCTAAGACAAGATTGAAAAAGAAAAAAATGGTAAGTGTATCTGTTAAAAAAGGTGGAATGAAAACCTTACCAAATGCTTTTATAGCCTATAATGACGGACGTTTAGGAGCGTTTGAAAGAAAAGGTAAAACAAGATTACCTATTGAACGTAAAATGGGACCATCAGCTCCACAGATGTTAGGAGAAATGAGCATACTGGACTACTTGCAAGGATTTGCAGAAGAGAAATTCAATATGAGATTTGAACATGAAATGGGGCGATTGATTAAATGATACAGCATACAGAAAAACATTTATATGATTTCCTGAAAAAAATTATGGAAGAAGAAACCGTGAAGGATAAAGGCTTTAAAGTATATCGTGGTTTTCTTCCTTCTAATAATTTTGAAGACCGGGAAAACGGAAAAAAAACAAATGACTACTTTCCTTTCGTAATTTTAAGAGCAGTTGAATTTTCTCAGGAAAGAGAAAATTTCAATGACTATAACAGTTTTGCTGATTTTGAAATATGGATAGGAAGTAAGGAAGAAAAGGAAGAGGATTATATAAATAATCTTACTGTTGGAGACTACATCAGAGAAAAAATGCTCGAAGAAAGCACCAAAGCTGGAAGTTTTGCTATCGATCAGACAAAAGAGTTTAAAGTGACTTTTCATAGTGACGCTTCAGAACCGTATTTTTATTCAAGAATAACTTTTTCTATTTATGCGGAGCCAATAACATCAAAAATAGAACCATTTATAAGAATTACAGATTAAGGAGGGAAAAATGAACGAAGAAATTAAATATATTTATCTCGGGAAAAATATAGATTTGCCTGAATTCGGTTTTGTTAAAGGAAATGTATATTATGGAGAAAAAATAGAAGAATTAAAGAAAAAATATCCGTTGCTGGATAAATTGTTGGTAAATGTTGAAGAATTAGCAGGATATGAAAAAAATGAATTATTCCTTGAAAAAATATCACAGGAATTAAAAGAAGAAATAAAAGGAGGGAGTGAATAATGGCTTATAAGCATGGAACATATCAGACAGAAGTTGCATCTGATATTAATTTACCTGTAATACTTGACTATGGACACTTTATAGTTGGAACAGCTCCAGTTCATAAGGTAAAGAAAGATAAAAGAAAAATAAATGAACTTGTAAGATTGGCTAACTATAGGGAAGCTGTTGAATTTTTTGGAGATACTTATGACTTAGATTTTTCAATTTCTCAGGCAATAAAAGTATTCTTTGAATTATATGCTGTTGCACCACTTTATGTTGTAAACATATTTGACCCAGCAAAGCATAAAACATCAAAGAAAACTGAACAGGGGCTGGAAGTGAAAGGAGGAAAAGTATTAGTTAAAAATCACAAGATAATGACTGATACTCTTGTAGTTAAAGACAATACTACATCTCAACCTATAGCCGATGCCCTGACTGTATGGACAGAAGAAGGACTTGAAATATATGCTAAGCCTTCGACCGGGACAAAGATAGATATAGAGTATGAAGAAGTAGATCTGTCGGCAGTCACTAAGACTGAAGCAATAGGTGGATATCATGCTGATAGTATGAAAAGGACAGGACTTGAACTGATTAATGATATATTCCTGAAATTTTCAGAACTTCCGGCATTCATAGATGTTCCTGATTTTTCTCATGAATCAGATGTTGCTGCAGTTATGGCTACTAAAGCAACTAATATTAACGGTGGAATGTTCGAATCTATGGCGCTGATAAATTCCCCTTCAGACAAAAGATATGATGAAATTCCTGAATGGAAGGATAGTAAAAATATATTAGATAAAGATCAGCTAATATTATATGGAATGATTGGACTTGCTGGAAAAAAATATTATCAGTCTTTGCATTATGCCGCCTTGTCAATGTCTGTTGACAAAGAAAATGACGGAATACCTTCGCAGTCTCCGTCAAATTACAAGTATAAAATGGATTCGTTATTATATAAAAATTCTCAAGGAAATTTTGAAGAAATAATACTGGACAGGGAAACGCAGGCTAACTTCTTGAATAAAAACGGAGTAATAACAGCTATCAGTTTCAAAGGTTGGAGAAACTGGGGAACTGAAACAGCTAAAAATCCATTAGCCACTGATCCAAAAGACAAATTTTCTTATTCAAGAAGACTGTTCAAATATATCGGTAATGAACTTGTCATAAGTTATTTTGACAGAGTGGATAAGAAATTTTCTTTAAAACTAGCTGAAACTGTAACTAAATCAATGAATATTAGACTTAATTCATTAGTATCTACTGAAAACTTATTATCTGCAAGTGCTGAATTATCAGTTCCAGATAATGATGTCATTAATATAATAAACGGAGATATAACTTGGATAATAAAGTTAGGAATAATTCCAGGATTAAAATCAATGACATTTAAGAAAAAATATGATGTGGATACATTAACAGAATTTGCTGAGAAATTAAAAGGAATAGGAGGATAGGAGTATGAGCCAGACAAAAATACCAAATGGGCTTATAAATGCGTTGCTATATATCAATGGAAACAATAGCTTAGCTGGAATTTCTGAAGTAGAGCTTCCGAAAATAGATTATGCAACAGTTACAACTGAACAACTAGGATTAAGTGCTGAATTGGAAGTTCCGTTAATGGGGCATTATAAGAAACTGGAAGCAAAAATAAAAATGGATTCCGTTGACGATACAATGATAGGGCTTAATAACATGCAACCTATGATGTTTGAGTTAAAGGGAGCGTATCAATACATGGATAAAGTTACTCATGGAGCAGGACTTGGAGATTTTGACGCAACGTTTAAAGGGATGGTTAAAACTATCGATGGTTTAAAAGCCAAACCTGGGGCAAAAATTGAAACAAGTATTGATATAGCTTGTACATATTATAAATTAACATTTAAAGGTAAAAAAATAGTGCATATAGATGTACTGAACAATATAGCTGAAATAAATGGTGAAGACAATAATCAGTTAAGAAGATATTTAGGAATGTTTTAGGAGGTAAAAAATGGCAGAAATAGTTAAATTAAATCAGGAGTATACTTTTGACGGGAAAAAATATACAGAAATTGAATTAGATTTTGAAAGTTTGACAGGAAAAAAATTGTTAATCGCTGAAAGTGAATTTAAAAAAAGAAATAAAGGGGCAGCTGTAAAAGAACTTGAAGATGGATGGTTGCTTACAGTAGCTGAAAAGGCAAGTGGAATAAAATATGGAAGTTTGCTTGAGCTAAAAGGAAAAGATTATATAAAAGTAATAAATGCAGCAAGAAATTTTATAGTAGTCTCGGATTCAGAAGAGACTACTGTAGATACAGGGAACGTGGACGAAACGAATCAGGAAGAGATTTTGGAAACAGAGTAAGTCAAAATATACAATTACAGGATATAGTGACTGATTTACTAGAAGTCTTGAATATGAAAAATGATTTTAAAAGCAGTTTGAATATAAGCTATGAAACATTAATGTCTTGTAGCTTATATGAACTGACTGGCTACTGGAGTATAAGGGCAGAGGAATTAGTTCAAGAAGCTGAAATACGGTATGAAAATAGTAAGGAATAAAAAAATGGCATTACGCCATTATATTATTAAATTTATTAATTATTATTTTAAAATACCTAACCAAAGTAATAAAGGTAGTATAAATACAAAAAAGAGGATTGCAAGAGATGCTATTGCACCAGGAAGAAGTAAAAAGAATTCATTTAAAAAATCAAAAAAATCCCAAAAAGCTTCTTTTTTATTATCTTTAAGAATATCTTCTAATTCTTTTTTAGTCATTTGAAATTCCTCCCTTAATTTTTTAATATATTATACTCTGAAAACAAGAAAAAATCAATAAGAATAAAGAGAAAGGAGGAAACTATGGCTAAGTCAATGGAGTTAAGTATTGTAATTGGAGCAGTCGCGGGAGGAGCATTAACTGCGTTAAATAACTTAGGAAAAGCTATGTCAGATACAGGAAATAAATATAAAAAATTAGCAGAAAAAATGAATAAAAATAAAGCTGCTCAAAATGAAATTAAGAAAATGGAACAGTTAACAAAAAGTTATGTTTCGGCTGGAAAAGAATGGATTACGGCTGTTACTAAATTGAGAAAATTAAAAGAAGCATATGATAAAACAGGTAAAAGCAACACTAAACTTGCAGAAAAAATAAAGCAACAAGAAAAAGCAGTAGAAAAATTAAATGCTAAAAAATTGCAGGAAGAAAGAGCTTTCAAACGTGCCCAAAGTGCTATTGAATCGGAACATAAAAGTTTGAAACAATACAGAGAAACTGTTGAAAAGACTGCAAAAAGTCTTGAGAGACAACAAAAATTGAAAAGAATGGAAGAAAATTATAAAAAGCGAAATGAAAGTCTAGATAAATTGTCTAGTTATGGAGATACGGCAACTAAAGTAGGAGCGGTGACTGGAGCAATTGTAACAGTTCCGTTAAAAATATACATGGATGTTGAAGAATCACAGGCAGACTTACGTAAAATTTTAGGGAAAGAAGCTGAACTTTATTATGATAAACTAGCTGAAATAACAAAAAATTCTCCATTATCACAAGTCGAAATTAACGAAATAGCAGGGGCATTATCTCAGGCAGGAATAAAAGGAAATGACATAGTTGAATATACTCAAAAAGCACAGCAAATGAAAGTGGCATTTGATATGTCAACACAACAAGCAGGAGAATTTTTAGCTAAAACAAGAGAACAGTTAGGACTAGGAAAAGAGGAACTGTTTTCCTACATGGACACAATAAATATGATGTCAAATAGATATCCCGTAACGGCTGAACAATTAGCTGAAGTATCGTCAAGAACTGCAGGATTTGCTAAAAATATAAATTTAGCTAAAGAATCTAATATGGCTTTTGCTACTTCTATAATGTCTACGGGAGTAAATGCTGAGCAAACAAGTACTGTTTTAAACAAGATGTATGCTGAATTAGCACAAGGAGCTAATACTAAAGCTAAAGCGAGTGCATTACAAGCTTTAGGAATAAATCCTAGTACTATTGAAAAAGAAATGGCACAAAATGCTGAAGGAACAATTCTAAAAGTGCTTGAAAGAATAAAAAATGCTAACGTTGCTGACAAAACAGGTCTAATCACTGATATTTTTGGAAGTAATGCATCCACAATAAATGGAGTTTCTACACTTACTAATAATTTGGATGGGTTAAAACAAAAATTAAATGAAGTGAAACAAGGGGCACAGGGGAATGAGACAGTAAGTGCTGAGTATCAGGAAAGACTTGCAACTTTATCTAATCAATTAAAAATAGCAAAAAACAATTTAATGTTGGGATTAGCGAATCTTGGTGTAGCATTAGCTCCAACTGTTAAAAGTTTAATTGAACAGATAACTCCCTTAGTCGAAAAATTTGCTAATTGGGTTAAAGAAAATCCTCAACTGGTTGGAAGTATAATGAAAGTAGTAGGAGTAATTGCTATTTTATCAGGAACAATTGCCGGTATTATAACTGTCGGGGTACCTCTTCTAAAATTTGTTAATTTATTGTTTTTAGGATTTTCCAAATTAGGTGTACTTTTAGCTGCGAATCCTATTGCGGTTGTAATTATCGCAATAGTGGCAGTAATAGCTATAGTAGTACTTCTTTATAAAAAATGTGCATGGTTCAGGAATTTTGTAAATGGCATGTGGAAAATGATAGCAAATGTTGCAGTGAGTGTGTGGAATGCAATTAAATTTGCTGCTATTCTTGTATGGTCTAACATCAAAACAGGAATCAGGCTTGTCAAGGCAGTGTTCACTGGAGATTGGAACACAATCAAAAGTATTGCTTTAGGAGTTTGGAACAGTATTAAAAGTGGATTTTCGGGCATGATTGACAGTGTGAAAAGCATTTTAAGCGGAGTAGTTAAATACTTTAGTGACAAGTTTAATGAAATTAAAAGCAAAGCACAAAATTTACCTCTAATTGGTGGAATGTTTGGAAAAAACTATACTGGAACAAATTATTGGTCTGGTGGGCTTACTACGGTTGCAGAACGTGGAGCTGAGATGATTAAAATTCCGGGACAGTCTCCATTTATTGCTCAGAGTGAAATGTTAATGAACTTGCCAAAGGGTACCGAAATACTCAATGCTTCTAGGACGAAAAATACACTAAGAGATAGAGTAAATAGAATAAAAGAAAGAGCTTCCAGCTTGGGAAGTGGGGGTTCGACTGTTGTTGGTGGAGACACTATAAATATCACAATTAATGCCGGAAGTAATTCTAACGCAAATGATATAGCAAGGGAAGTTAAAAGAATTCTGGCTGAAATGAAAAATAAAAAGGAAAGGGTGGCGTTTGGATAATGAAGACAAAAGTATACAGGACAGTCAGTGGAGATACTTGGGATCTGATAGCTTATAAAATTTATGGAAATGAAAAATACTTTCATAGGCTCATAAGAAATAATCTTAATTTGATAGATGTATCAATATTTCCAGCTGATATTCCTGTCATTATCCCTGATTTTATTGAAGAACTGGAACAGGAAATTCAGGAAAGCAAACTGCCACCTTGGAAAAGAGGTAAATAATGCCATTAGCAAGAGGAATAAAGGTAATAGTGATATTTAACGGGGTGGATATATCTGAAGATATAGCTCATTCCATTTCTTCCCTGAATTATACTGACAACTCTAAAAATGCCATAGATGACCTTGAATTGGAACTGGAAAACATGGATTACCGTTGGCTGAAAGAATGGTATCCGGACGAAAATGCTCAGTTAATAGTCGGAATATATGAAGATAATGGAAAAGACGGAAGTTTTTTGGATATAGGAACATTCTATATTGATGAGCCAACATTTGATAATGACAGGTTAAATTTAAAATGTATAGCTATTCCATCGGATGGAAATATACGTGATCAGAAAAATACTAAAGCTTGGGAAAAAATAACTTTAAAAGAGCTTGTTAATCAGATAGCAGTACTACATCAAATGAATGTAGAAATACATGCAGATAACGAATACTATAAAAGGCTTGATCAGGAGAATGAAACAGATTTGGCTTTCATAGACAGAGTTATCATTAGAGATAGTAGAATCCGTAGTTTTAGTTTGAAGAAAAAAAATAAGGGAATATACGACAAAGTGGAAGTTTCATATTACGATCCTGATAAAAAGAAATTAATCAGGGAAGTAATGACTAAAGAAGAACTCGAAAAACGGAACGAGGTGAAAACGGATGCCTGATATTACTTACAAAAAAGCTAAAGCAAAACTCAAAGAAAAAGCGGATAAAAAAGAAAAAAGAAGTAAAAAAGAAAAGGTACAAAAAATAAAAACTAAAGGTAAGTCGGAACCGAAGAAAGTGGCCAAAAAGACTTTAAAGGAAAATTTAAAACAGGAATATCAAGTAACTTTAACAGTTGATGGAAGCACTAAATACATGGCTGGAATGATAATTGAGCTAGATGAAAGCTGGGGTAAATTTGAGGGGAAATATGTAATTGATAAAGTTAAACATGACATTACAGGCGACTATTCATGTGAACTTGAGTGTATGAAAGTTGGAGCTAGGGAAAATGCTGAAAAAAATGCTAAAGCTCAGACTAAAGAAAAACAAAAGAAAAAAGAAGCAGAAAAAGAAAGAAAAAAAGCTGCTAAAAAATCCAGTAAAACGAATAAGAAAAATAACAGCAATAAGAACAGTAAAAATACTAAGGCAAGTAATAAAACAAGTAATAAATCAAGTAGTAAAAATAATAATCCAACTAGTAGAAAAATAAGCAGATAGAAAGGAGTTAAAATGTTAGAAATATTAAAAGCAGGAGAAGTAAGTGCAATAGATTATAAGACAGGAAAAGTAAGAGTTTTATTTTCTGCAGGTGATAATAAAACGAGTGACTGGCTTAATATTTTAGTTCCTTTTTCTGAAAGTCATTCTGACAACTACATGCTTAGTATTGGTCAGACAGTCTACTGCTTATTTTTTCCGGAAATGATGGAACAGGGAGTAGTGCTTGGTTGTCCAATGCGGAACAGTTCTGCAAGTGCTAGTGAAGTTAAAAGGACTTTTAGTGATGGTGGATTTTATAGCTATAACAATGGAGTGCTGACATTGAATCCAGTTTCAAAAGTTGTGATTAATGCAGATACAGAAATAAATGGAAACTTGAGTGTATCTGGAACAACTGTAACAGGAGGAAATATCAATCTTAATACTCATAAACATGATGGAGTTACTGCCGGTGGAGATAAGACAGGAGGGCCTCAGTAATGATAGGAAGTCTTGGAGATGTAATATTCGAAGTATCTGATAAAAAAGTATCTTCAATTAATAACGAACTGTCAAGGTCATATAAAAGCAAAATATCTGAGCATACTGCAATATACGGTCCTGGTATGGTAAGGCATCAGGGAAGAGAACTGATAGAAATAAGTTTTGGAATTTCTTTAGTTTCAACATTATTGCCTGATTCATCACCGGCAGAAGAATTGGATAAAATAAAAACTATGTGGGAATTTGGAGAATATGGTTATTTAACATTTGGAGGGCAGACCTTCGGAGCTTTCCCTTTTCTGATAATAGATATGAATGAAAAAAATTCGTACTTTAATAAAAAGACATCTAGCTTTGATGTCATAAATCTGGAATTGACGCTGAAAGAATATATAGACAATCCGAAATTATATAATCAGATAATAGAGCAGTTAAAAGCTCAGAAGAAGGAACAGGAAAAACTTGCAGAAGCGGAAGTTGAAAATATTCAGGAAGAGCAGAAAACAAAATTAGATCAGTTGAAAAATAATATAAATAAAGCAACTGAGAAGATAAATAAAACATTGGAAAAAATAGAAAATAAAAAGAATGAAATATTAGATAAGCTGGAACAGATTAAAAAAGATTACAAAGTACATGAATTCATGAATCTTATAAGAGCAGGATTAATTACTGCAGATAAAATTAAAGAAATGACAGAGTACAGTAAAACTATGAAATCTGAAACGGATAGACAAATATTGATGAATGTAATCAGAAATTATTTAGGAGGTATGTAAGATGATATATGTGACATCTGACCAGGAAATAAATTATGCTCCTAAGAATACTGTAGAAGAGGTAGTAACTAATGTTGGAATGCTTTTAAGAGTGTACAAAGAGGAACAGCCGCTCAACCGTGATTTTAGTTTTGATAATGACTTGATAGATAAAAATATAACAGTTGTGGAAAATAAGATAATGGCTCAGTTGCTTGAAACATTCAGAAAGTATGAGCCACGAGCTTTACTTAAAACTACACAGATAACAATGACAGATAAGTATAAGAATGAATTTGAAATTACGTTGGGAATCGAGGTGATAGAGATTGAGTGATTTTGAAGATTATGAAGTAATAGATAGCGATGCATGGGAAATAAAAAGGGATATGATAGACAAGTTTCAGGATCTGAGCGGAAGAACTTTGACTGAAGCAAGTCCAGAAACTCTGATATTTGGAACTGTGGCATATCAGTTAGCTTTACTGGAAGAGAAATATAATGATGACATTAAACAGAACTATCTGAGATATGCAAGAAATGAAAGGCTTGACCTGAAAGGAGAAATATATGGGAACAGAGGGAAAAGGCTGGTGGAGCAACCAGCAATAGCAACTTTCAGATTTTATATATCTTCGATACAGGCAACTGATATCGTTATCCCGAAAGGTTCAAGAATCAGATATAATGAACTTTATTTTGAAACAAACGAGGAATATAAAATATTGAAAGGAAATCTGTCAATAGATGGGAAAGCTACATGTAATAAAGTGGGAATCGCTGGAAATGGAATACCTGTCGGGCAAATTAAAGATATGGTGGACATTTATCCGAATTATTCAAAAGTGGAAAATATCACAGAGACTACTTCGGGAACAAA